ATCGCGAACTGTGGAACAGTGGTCGTGATAGCGATAAGGAGATCGCTCGTGCTCAAAAGCGTAAACTCTCCTACTATGCCAACATCTATGTTGTGCAAGACCCTGCTCACCCCGAGAACGAGGGTCGCGTCTTCCTCTACAAGTTCGGTAAGAAGATCTTTGACAAACTGACTGAAGCAATGCAACCTGCATTTGCTGATGAGACTCCCATCGATCCCTTCAACTTCTGGAAAGGTGCTGACTTCAAACTGAAGATCCGCAAGGTCGAAGGTTACTGGAACTACGACAAGTCTGAGTTCGCTGCACCTGGGACTCTGGGTAACTTTGAGGATGATAAACTTGAAGGCATCTGGAATCAAGCATACTCTCTCGCAGAGTTTGAAGACACCAAGAACTTCAAGACCTACGAGCAACTGCAAGCACGTCTGAACCTGGTGCTTGGTAAGACCTCTCCTGCTCCTCGTGTTGACGAGCAAGACGAAGCAGTCTTTGACACTCCCTCTGGTGGATTCAACGATCCTGACATCACTCCTTCTAACAAGGGATGGGGTCAAGAGGTATCTGACTTCCGAGAGAAGGCAGTTGCTGCCTCTCCTGTTCAAGACGAAGATGACACTCTGTCTTACTTTGCCAAACTTGCTGAGGAAGACTGATGACTGAACCAATCACTGTTGAAGATTATAAACTCGTCTCTGATGAGTTCTTTCAGAAGTTCAACTATGCTGCAGAGCGTATGGGTCCTGGTCCTCACAAAGCAGAGGATGTTCTGAAAGTTATGGAAGCACTTACTGGTGCAGTGTTGAAGGAACGAGTGAAAGATAAACTTGGTCCCTTTGGATTCAACAAGAAAGGAGACACTAAAGAATGAATCTGTTTGCCCAAGCCCAACTCGACCTGGTTGATGCCTGGAACATGAGTTGGGAAGAGGGCATCCAGTTCCTCATTGTTCTGGTTGCTCTATACTATGTGAAGAAGAGGATGGATTTGCACTTCGCAAAGAAGCAAGCAAAGACTACTATCTACAAAGTGAAACTGGTCGAGGGTCAAACCAAAATCGACCTTTAGTTACCATAATTGCCGAAAAAAAATCCCGACAAATTTTAGGATTCTAGGGTTTTTTCGAGAATAATACGAAATAAGTTATCTTTTAACTGAACGAGTGCTTCTTGCTCTCTAGGGTCACCACCCGCCCATTTCTCAAGATGAAAACAGACGGACCTGTACATAAGTGCAAGTCCGTCTTTTGTTATGTCTAGATTATAAAACTCTGGATCAGTATCCATAACCGCCAGAACCTCCAGATCCGCTAGAGGGACTTGGTGAAGGAGAAGGAGAAGGAGAAGGACTTGGTGAAGGTGAGGGACTTGTCGTGGTTGTGGTAGCACCAGTGATTGTAGATGTTGTTGTTGTAGTTACTGTTGTTACACCAGTTCCAGCAACTCCTACGCTACCAGCAGCAGGTCCATTGTCGAAGGTAACTCCTGTTCCGTTTGTAGGTCTAGTTTGAACAGCACTAGCAAAACTGACAGATCCAACATTATTGAGAAATCTCGATGTAAGATTAAGAACAGTCTTCTTATTGTTAGCGTCGTCTAACTCAGCGTGAGGTTCATATGCAAGAATATCTTCAACTTCTTCAATCATAATATCAACCATATTTGATACAGGAATCAAGATTTGTCTCTTGACTTCATTCAAATAATCTTCATGTTCATAGTTAGTAACAGGATAGATTGAATCTTCTTTGGACATCGTACTACCATCTGGAAGTACAGTTCTCCAATCTTCTGTCACCTCAATACCTTGCTTAACAAATACAGTACCATCATCTAGTAATACTTCATTTGTTTCCCAATGATGAATAGCATCTGCATTTGCATGATACTTCTCATTTACAAACTCTTCTAATGCTTCAGACTCCCTTGGCCATTCTTCATAGACATCAGTAATGTCATTGATTAGAAGGATTGTCCAATCTAAAAATGCGTCATCAAACAATCTTGTAGCAAGTGTTGATGGTGTTTCACCAGGTCGTATCGAATATGCTTCAAATAGTGTTGTATATTGACTTAGATCAGCTCTTGCTGTAATCTTTCTAAAAATATTTTTTACAAGGCGATATTTAAATGCTTCGTCGTCAGAAACACCTTCGCCAACGTATACGTTTGGGAAATATGAAAAATAACCTGGCATTTTAGAATCCGTCCTGAATGTCTCTTTGAGTTACAAACTGAGTTTCTGTAAATCTTGCGTTCACGGTAACTACAGGAACTTGTAATGGTTTATCATCTCCTGTACCAAGATTATTGTTCTTGATTGCATTATATTGTCCATCTGGTGTATAGTTTACATCAATACCAGTACATACTGATGTATGGATTTTAAAGTGAAGATCTTCACTATTAGTTGTTAGTTTTCCAGAGGGATCCATACGAACAAACTTAATGTCAAACTTATCTGGAACTTCAAAGAAACGAGTAGACGTTCTATTATCGGAATCCGAACCATATCTAGGTAAAGCACCTTGTTTCAGATATTTGATAATATTATTGATTTCTTTGGACTCATCTTCACTACGAGCAAACAGTTTAAAACTAAAGTTATGAGTCCTGAACTGCATATTAGCGAATAACTGCTCAGTATATGGATTGAAGACCTTTCCTTGCGATAGTTGCATCAAACTGTTAGCATCAGCTTGTCCAGCTAAACCTAACATTTGTGAAGCACCTTGTGCCACTTGTGTCAACGCCCCTTGAATAACTTCAGGGATTGCTGCCTGTGCAGCATTTTGGATTTCTGCAGTCATTGCTTCAGTAGTAAATCCTCTACCCTGAGAGTTTGCCATTGCCATTCCAATGACACCCATGTCAACTTGTCTATACGTTGGTTGATATGCTGTTGCCAGATTCTGAGGCATAGCAATATATACCTTTGCATCATTATCATCTGCAGATACACTATTATTAGGCAGATTTAATCCGTAATAACTAGTTCCACCATCATCATAGCTAATACGCTTTCTTTGAAACATTACATAATCAACCGACTCTGTAGGATTCTCTGCTAAGGTGCTTCCTATAGAAGGTGGATTTAATGGATAGCGGTATATGATTTTCGCCAAGATGACACCTAAATATTATGTGACCTTTATGTATTTATGAGATATCAAGGAAAGTATCGCGTTTCCTTTCCACGAAAGTACAAAGGCGATGCTAGTAACGTTATTTATAGATCCTCCTGGGAATATAAGTTCATGAAATGGTGTGATCTAACTCCCTCTGTTGAAGAGTGGGGAAGTGAAGAGATTATTGTTCCGTATATCTCACCTGTTGATGGAAGAAGGCACAGATATTTCCCTGATTTTTATGTAAAGATTGGTCCTAAGAAATATCTCGTCGAAGTTAAACCATTAAAGCAAACAAAAGAACCAAAAACTCAAAAACGAGTTACAAAAAAATACATTAATGAGGTTGTAACATGGAGTGTCAACCAAGCAAAGTGGAAAGCGGCAACTGAGTTTTGTGAAGATAATGGTTGGGAGTTTATGTTAATCACAGAAAAAGAGCTTAAGATCTAATGGCAATCCCAAATCCTCAAGGAGCAAGATATAACGCATTTCAGGAGTTTTTAGCCCAAACCAAAGGTAGGGATAATAATCCTAGTACAACAAATCTTTTCTCGGTGCGGTTTTCAACTCCTCCTATGATGAGACAAGGTTCTGGTACTGTCTCAAGTGCGAACCTACAAACTGAGACAACCGATTTAGATTGGTTACTTGACTATTATGCAAGTAGTGTAAACTTACCCAGTAAGCAAATCACAACTGGTCAGACTCCTTACGTGGGATCTCCATTCAAATATGCAACTAATACTGCATATAGTCAGATGAATATTAACTTCACGATGCCTCGCTCTCAATATACGAGAAACTTCTTTGAGAGGTGGACATCTATGATGGCAAGTGACAGTGAGCAATACACCAGATATTATAATGATTACGTTTGCCCTACAATGTACATTTATAAATGGGAGCGTGGTGGTGGAGACTTAGCAGTTACTGATCCTGAGTTGATTAGTGCTGTAAGAGAGAGTGGTACGGTAGATTTACTTGTAGCAAGAAAGTATCAACTAACCGCTGCTTGGGAACTGCAGAATTTATATCCATATAATATCGGATCTGTTCAGTTAAACAATAGCAAAGCAAGTCTGATGAATCTATCTGTTGGTTTTTACTATGAAAGGTATAGATTCTTCCCTGAAGATAACTTTGATGATCCTGGTCTGTTACAAGGATTTACAGCACCAGCTTCTACAGATAACTATACATCTGAAGAAAGTTATAGAAACAGTGTTCTTGATCAGGTGCTTTCTGGGTTGCCATTATCAGCTGGCAATGTTGGCTAAATAAAAATACTGATGTGAATCTCTATGGCATTACCTAAGTTAAGTGTTCCCAGGTACAAACTGAAACTGCCTTCTGATGGCAGAACTGTGAGTTTTAGACCCTTTCTCGTTAAAGAAGAGAAGATTCTTCTCCTTGCAACAGAAACTGGTGAACAAGATGAGATTGTAACTGCAATCAAAGATATTATTAAAGAGTGTACAGATCTCAAGGATGTTGAAAAACTTTCTACATTTGACATTGAGTATCTGTTCCTGCAGATTCGTACAAAATCTGTTGGTGAAAGTGTAGACATCTCTATCACTTGTCCTGATGATGGTGAAACTGAAGTTCCTGTTTCTATTCCTTTGGATCAAATCAAAGTTGTAAAAACTAGAGGACACAAGAAAGATATCAAACTTTCTGATGATATTGCTATCACTATGGGGTATCCCAGTCTTGAGACATTCGTTGCTATGAACTTCGGTGATGACACTAATCAAGTCGATCAAGTGTTTGAGATGGCAGCAAGTTGTGTAGAAACGATTGCTGACACTAATCAAGTATATGATTGTGCTACTGTGCCTAAAAAAGAGATTGTTGAATTTTTTGAACAGCTTAGCAGCAAGCAGTTTATGATGATTCAAGAGTTTTTTGAAAAAATGCCCAAACTGTCTCATACACTTAAAGTAACAAATCCAAATACTGGTGTTGAAAGTGAAGTTGTACTTGAGGGATTAGCGAGTTTTTTCGCATAGCCCTCCTTCACACCAATCTCCGTTCTTACTATGAGGGCAACTTTGCCCTAATGCATCATCATAAGTGGAATATCGAACACATTGATAATCTGATGCCTTGGGAAAAAGAGATTTATGTAAACATGTTAATCCAGTTCCTCAAAGAAGAAGAACGTAGAATGAAGGAGAAACAAGTATCAGGTGGCTAAACTACAAGTCTATAAGTTTGTAAATCCTGGAGTGGCGGCGAGTGCTAGTCCAGTAGTCACTGCTGCTCGTTCGCAAGTATTAGCAACCAATAGAGTAGGAAGTACGATTTCTTCTATTGGAAGTATTTTTCAAGATTTAGAAAAGATTTCTATTGCCCAAATCAAAGACGATAAGTTAAGAGACAGGGCAGAACGACGTAGACAAAGAAGATTATTAGATGCTGCTTCTGAAGAAGCAATCGAAGCTTCTCCTGAGGTAGGAAAACTAAAGAAGAAACCAGGATCAAAACTAAAAAACGCTGCTAAGAAAAGTCTTAGTTGGGTAGAGAAGTTTTTAGGACCCATTGGCAATTTCTTGCTAAAACTGGGCACACTCGCCATAACAAAGGAAATCCTTGAGTGGTTGGGTGATGAAGAAAATAAAAAGAAGTTAAAAGATTTTTTAGATAAGACAAAGTTTGTCTTTGATAAGTTAGTATCATTTGGAAAGGCAATCGGTGATGCTATTGGTGATGGTCTTGACTTTATCTTTGGTAAAGAGACAACTATTGAAGAACGATTAGAAGCGTTCGGAAAGATTGCTGCAGCGATTGGTGGTATTGCGGTTACTCTTAAAGCTGCTAATCTAGCAAGATCTCTTTTAGATACTGGAGAGGAGTTAGCAGATAGAAATCCCGCAAGAAACTTACAGAAGGCATCAACTGCTGCATCTGCTGCACAAACTGCTATGCCTTTGCGAGCGATGGCAAGAAGCACTGCAGCTGGCAATCAACGTGCTATAACTGGTGCGTTATATAGAGCTCAACTTAGTAGAGTAGTACAACCTGGACAGTTGACTTCAGGTCTCACCATGGGTGCTGCTCCTGGAACACTTACAAATAAGTTGAGAGGATTCCAAGCAAACCTACAAACAGGTACTGCTAACGTTCCACTATCTCCTGCTCTGCAAAAAGGATTGTATAAAGCAGGTCCGAAAGCACAGGAGCTCGCTTCTAAAGCTTCATCTGCAGCGAAGAGTATGATGAGTAGAATACCCTTCATGGCAGCATTGATGTCTGGTATCTACACATACTTTGAAGATGTCGATCCCTTTGATGGAGAACCAGATAAGAACTTAGATAAAGCACTATTCAAAGCAGGTGGTGTTGCTCTTGGTGGACTTTTAGGAAGTTTTATTCCTATTCCTGTTCTTGGTACTGCATTAGGTTCAATACTTGGCGAATATGTTGGTGAACTATTCTATATCCTTATCAAAGGGGATGGTATTGAAGCCGTTGGTAATAAGTTAAAGAAAGATATTCAAGCTCTCTTCCAAGCAGGAAAACTGTTTGCTGGTTGGGCAGGAGACGGATTCTCACGATTCTTAGAAGGTATTCCAAAGATCAATATCTTTGGACAAAAGGTTCCAGATCCCTTCTTTATGATCAATCCTTTGAATGTTGTTGATAAGGTAAAACTTATCGGTAAGGCATTCTTCTCCAGAGATACAATGGATCTCTCTGGATTAACAAAGGTTGGAGATAAAGCGATCATTAATGGTGAAGAGAAATATTATGCTGGTAAAAGATATGGATTCCAGTCCAAAGAATCATATCTTAAGATTAGATCATCGGGACAAGCAGTACCACTAGATCAACAGCGTGATCCAGAAGAAAAGTTTTTGGGTGGTGTTGTCAAGGGTATTAAAAAAGCAGTTGGTGGTGTAGGTAAAGCAGTCGGTAGTGTTGTAAATAATCCGATTGTTCAAACTGCTGCATCATTTATTCCTGGTGCTGCTCCAATCATGGCGGGTGTCAATATGGCAACCAACATGATGCAGGGGAACTTCAATCCTATGCAGATGCTTAGCTCTGCTGCGGGCATGATTCCTGGTCTTGGTGCTGCTATGAATAGTCCACTCGGACAGATTGGTAGTTCATTGATGGGTGGTGATTTTATGGGTGCTGCTATGCAGGGACTTAACATGATTCCTGGTGCTAGTGGCATTATGAGCACAGTTGGTAACTTTATGAATGGACCTCTTGGAAACATTGCAGGAAGTCTTATGGGCGGTGATTTTATGGGTGCTGCAACAACTGGTTTGGGTATGATTAACCCTGCTCTAGGACAGTTGGCAGGATCAGTTCTGAGCGGTGGTTTTGATCCTATGAGTATGATTGGTGGCGTTGCCGATCAGTTTGGTATGGGAAATATCGTTAAGGCAGCTACAGGTCTTATGGGTGGTGGTGATCCTGTTAATGCTATGAAAGCAGTTGCTACAGAAGTTGGAGTTGATCCGAAAATATTGGGTGCAGTTGATGAGGGTAGACAAGTTTTATCTGGAGAAAAATCTTTGTCTGCAAAATATGCAATGCAGCAAGCAATGGAGTTTATCCCCATCCCGATGATTGTGGAGAAACTTGTTCCTATTCCTCAAGCAGTGCCAATAAATACAATGGGTGCTGTTGTTAACGCTACACCTACCGCTATGCAGACTAGAATGCGATAATGGCAACTATACAGAAAAGCACTAAAATAAACTTCTATAAGTTTGTACAGGTAAAAGAACCTTCTAGTTCTGCTGTCAGATCGGACGACACTGTTCTTTTAACAAAGACACTCAATAAAAATATTGAGGCAACAAATCGCCTCGGAAGTACACTAAACTCGTTTGCAAAGATTCTTAGTGATATAAAGGCATCACAACTTGCAATGTTGAATGCTGCCCAAAAAGATAGAATAAAAGATAGTTTTACTGCAAACTATACTAAAGTAAAGAAGAGGAGAGAACAGAGTGGTTCTACTCTTATGGATGCATTCCAAACTCCTAGTTTTCTTGAAGGATTATTCAACTTTCTTGGTGGATTACTTAAAGTAGCAATCATTATTCCTGCTCTTCAGTGGTTATCTGATCCAGAAAACAGGGAGAAAGTTGAGAAGGTTGTTGATATTATTGGTAAGGTTGTAAAGTTTATTTTTGATGTTGCAAAATTTGGTGTCACTAATACTATTGAGGGACTTTATAACTTACTAAAAGATGATGCTACTTGGCAAGAACGATTATTAGGTCTTGGACAGACACTTGTAGGTATCGGAACAATCGTACTTGGTGTTAGATACCTTAAGAATCCGACTAGGATTATCACCGATATTGTTGGTGGCATACGAGCACTGATTAACTTTGTTAATGGTCGTCGTGGGGTTCCTGGTGGTGGTCGTCGTGGCGGTCTTAAGGGTGTTCTAAAACAAGCCTTACCAGTAGCAGCAGTTACTACCACAGCAGTCAGTGCTGAAATGTTACGCAGGAGGTCTAGAGAGACTACTGAGCAACAGATAGAAGAAAAGGGACTCACTGAGGCAACTCCCAAAGAACAGGCAGACGAACTGTCCAAACCTGGATCTATGGCAGAGACATTCACCCGAATGATTCTGCCATCATTAAATAGGATGATGGGAGGAGTTGTACCCCAAGCAGCACAAGGAGGATGGATTAGTGGACCACAATCGGGATATCCAGTATCATTGGATGGGGGGAGATCCACCTCGTTCATCGGACATGGAACTGAGTACGTCGCTCGAAAGAGCAATGGGGGAGCTTTCGTCGTTCCTTTTGATACTCCTGGAACAAAAACGCAACCTCACCTAACTCAAAGGAGACTTGGTGAAGGTAAGAGACTCGGATTCTTTGCTAATGGTGGTTTAGTTGGAAGTAATGCCGAAAAGTGGGCACACATGAGAAATCTGGGTAGTAAAGCTGGTGCAAAATATCCAAACCTAGTTGCTGCTCAGTTTGCATTGGAATCTGCATGGGGAAGTGCAATATCAGGAAAAAATAACTTCTTTGGTATCAAGGCAACAGGAAATGAACCCGCAACAGTCAAGAATACCAGAGAAGTTATCAATGGTAAGAGCATATATGTAGATGCACGCTTTAAGGATTTCCAAACTCCTCAAGATGCTGTTAATCATCTTGTAACTCAGTGGTATAAGGACTATAGGGGATATTCTGGTGTAAATAACGCACCTGATGTACTTGCAGCAGCAGATATGCTCAAGACAGAGGGATATGCAACAGATCCTGCATATGCTCAGTCACTGAAGAGATTGCTAGGAGAGTATTCTGATACTGATGCTAGACCTTCTAACAAAGGAACCTTCATGCAACAGTTTATGCGTTTCTTTGGAGTTGGCGGCGGTGGTGATGAGCATGATGAAAGAGGTGGAAATGAAGGTGGTAGAACAGTCAAATCTGGATCTAATACTGTTATTGGTGTAACTCACCCCGACACGGGTTCTGGATATGGTATTAAAGGACAAACAGATCAAAGTGGAAGACCACTTACATTCTCGAAACCTGCTGCTACAGCATTTTCAAGAGCACTGAAAGATTCTGGAATGGATCTTGGTTCGTTCATCGCGAGCACTGGTCGTAGTGATGCAAAGAATAAATCTGTTGGTGGTCATCCAAACTCACATCATATGTACGGTGAAGCGATTGACATGAATGGTGCAGGATATGAATGGATGAAGGCAAATGGTAAGAAGTATGGATGGCAGTACGTTTATAATCATGGACCTGGTAGTGCTCACTTCAAATACGTTGGTTCTGGTGCAGGAAGTACCCCGAAACTAGGACCACCTGGACAGAAACCAACTGTAACAGCAGCACCAACTCAGCAAGAATCTGCAAAAAATGATACTGGAATGGTCAGATCTTTACTTGGATCACCATCTAGTTCTAAGGGATTATCTATTGGTAGAGGTGGTAATCCTGCTAGTAAGTTTAAGTCTGCTCAAGAAAAACGAGAACTTGAAAAAACAACTGATGAGAGAAACAAAGCACGTCGGGAAGTTACCAGCAGAAGTCAAGAAATGATTCAAACTGCCCTCGCTACTATTGCACAGCAAAATGGGGTAAATAGTCAGGCAATCCAACAGGCACAAATGGCAATACAAGCGGCAATGTCTCAAACTCCAAAAACACCCATGGTGGTTGGTGCTGGTGGACGTGCTGGTGGATTTGGTGGCGGAGGTAGTGCTGGTAGCGGATCTGGCGGTGGTGGTAAATCCACTGCATCCAAGTTATCATCTTCTCTCAATACTCTGAGAGGTATTCTTAAATGACAATCAAAAGATCGGAAACAGGAGATGTTGAAGTAAGAGTAAGCATTTTCAGAGATGGAGTTCAACTTAAAAATGCTGAAGGAGCATATAACATTTATGATTACATTGTTGCTCTTGAGATATATGAAAGTATAACATCTGCTACTTTAGAAGCAAAGTTTGTTATCAACGATAGTTCTGGATTCCTTGGTTCTATGACAGGATCCGAGTTATTTAAAGTGCAGATCATAGGAACGATTATTGATAAGACCTATTATTTTAGGGCATATGAGATTGAGTCTAGATCTAGATTCAATACAACAGATTCATTTATCATTAATGCTGCATCAGATGAGTTTTTTCAAAATGAGGTTGCTAATGTATTTGGAAATAGTGAAGTTATCTTTGATAGCACCACCGAATCATCAGAGATTGTAAAGAAGTTATTGCTAGATAAAAGATTTTTACAGACCAAGAAAAAGTTATTCTTAGAAGAAACCATTAACAAACAGCAGTTTGTGGCACCAAACTGGAGACCTTTTGATTGCATTTATTGGTTAGCACAAAGATCAGTTCGTAAGTCGAAAAAAGGTGGTGATTTGCAAAATGGATTCGTTTTTTATGAAAACTCTTTAGGGTATCATTTTAAATCTATTGACCGTATTATTGATGATGTCAATAATCAATCAGAATCTGAGACAAACTTTAATACTGGAGATGCCAAGTTATACACTTACGTCTATTCTACCAAAAAAGTAAGCGATCAGGAATCCGATCAGTTTAAAATTGAAACTGTTACTTTTCCTGAAGAAAGGGATTATCTCTCAGGATTAAGACATGGTTCATGGTCTGGTTATAGTATTGGTTTTGATCCTGTAACAATAACATCTTCTAAGGTGGGATCAAGTACAGATATGTCTGCAGCGGCATATCGATATGGAATCAATGATCTTTGGCCAAGGATGTCTCACTTGAATGAGAAAAAGACTCAAAGTCCAATAACTCAAATGGATAAATCCATCCAAGCGATGATTGATTATCCTAAGAGAGTCAGATATACCATGCTTCCAAATCAGATTTTTGATCCGAAGTTTCAAGATAATCCCCAGAAATCATATGAAGAGTTAGTAGAACTTCAAGCATATCAGTGGATGAGGATTGAATCTTTGAAGACTATCAAACTAATCATTGAAATCCCTGGAAATCTTGACTTGTATTCAGGTTCGGGTATCGATATTGTTATGCCAGCAACTTATAAAAAGAATACCAAAACTGAGACAGACCGCAAGTATAGTGGCAGATATGTAATCAGTGGTTTGACTCATAAGATTGTTGGTACAAGGATGGTTACAGAAGCATTATTGCTCAAAGATTCTACCATATAACTTGACAAGTGTCTTGTGGGGCACTATAATAACCATGTGAGAGGTTAAAGGATACTTTGAGCTCTCATAAATAATAAATGTATCACTAGGATCGATCTATGGAAAGTATCGAGAAGCATATCGAGAAGGATAAGGAAATCCTTCATGATCCTACAGTATCTCCTCAAATGCGTCGTCATATTGAAGATGAACTTCACGATCTAGAGGAATACGTAGAGCACCATAAAGAAGAGATCGAAGCAGGAGATCATCATGATCCCTCACCTCTCGAACTCTATTGTGATCAAGAACCAGGAGCACCTGAGTGTAAGATGCATGACAACTAACTAGATTATGCGTATTGAAGATTGTCTCCTTGGTCATTGGTCTAATAAATCACAAGCACAATCAAATCCACTAGATATTGTTTCCGTAGAAGTAATATGGAAAGAAGTTGAAGGTGGATTTGAATCAATGAACTACAAAAGGTCTAATGGACCTAATGATCCATATCGTCATAAAAAACATAGATTAGAGATTATTTCAGATACTGAAGTAATCATGCAAAACTATCACTTGGACTGGACAAGACACGAAGAATGTGATATGATGTTTACATTCGATGGTCAAGCATGGCATGGCAAGTTGCTTGGTGATCGATGTAGAGGTTATCGCGGTGATCGTGTAGTCTCTGAAATCCATTTGTTTGGTAATAAACTACATACTATGGATCAAGGATACGATGAAGAAAACAACCTCGTTTGGGGTAGTACACAACTTTATCGTTTCACCAGGATTTCTGGGTGATTAGCTCAGCGGTAGAGCATCTCGTTTACACCGAGGCGGTCGGCGGTTCAATCCCGTCATCACCCATATCATGTTTTTATTATGATACATTTACCATTTAAGTTTCCACTTTTTCAATATACCGTTCCTGATTGGAAATATTGGAAACCACTTTTGTTAGATAGAATACCTCAATATGATCTAAAAGGTGATACAGTATCAACAGATTATCACAGTCCACATATTGATCAATATGGTAGTATCTTTGAAGAATGTGTTTCTAGTGTCTTAAATAACTTTCATAAAGATGTAGGACATCCAGTTTATCTTAGAAATGTTTGGGCTCAAAGAGCTCGAAAAGGTGATTATCATTGTACACATAATCACGGATCATCTGGTTGGTCTGCTGTTTTTTATGTAAACTTTGATCCCAAAGAACATACTTCTACGGGATTTTTTAGTCCATTTACAGATCCTGCTACTGGGGATGTATTAACTTATTATCCCGAAGTGAATGAGGGAGATATCCTTATATTTCCTGCTCAAACACTTCATTCTGCTAACCCTAGCACTAGTGATATTGAGAGGGTTATTATTTCATTTAACATGATGAGTGTTAATGAGATCGAAATTTACAATCTTGGAGAAAACAAATGAATCTTCGTAATGCTATTTTATCTGGACTTATGTTTGGAATGGCACATGGTATTGCAGTAAATGCAGAACCAACAAAGGGTTACTATACGATGGATGCTATGGGTTGTATGCTCCTGAAAGAGTGTACTAAAGATGTGCAGAAGATTACCTCTTCAGACGATCTTCGTGTAGCATTCCCTGATTCTGACTGGGGTTATATTGCTGATGAGTTTGATAGAATCATGGATGCATTTACAAAGATTGGTGTAGATGTGCATCTCGCAGACGAAAGATATTTTCCTGCAGGACATCGTGGTGTATATCACACTGTTTCTAATCATTTCTATCTTAACAAGTCTTTCATGCATCGCCCGCATGTATTGATGAGTGTTGTCCGCCACGAAGGATGGCACGCTGCACAGGATTGTATGGCAGGTTCTATCAAGAATAATATGATTGCTATCATCAAACCAGAGGAAGATGTTCCTGAGATCTGGCAAGAGATGGTACGTCGTACATATCCTCCTCATGCACAACCATGGGAGAAGGAAGCAACCTGGGCAGGTAAGACTGAAGGTATGACT